TGGAAAATTGAAAATAGATGGAAAGTTTATCACGTATCGCCGTATGAGTCAACAATAGTGTTTGATGCTGATATGTTGATAATGACTAATATACAACATTGGTGGTGGGAATTAGAAAAACAAGATCTGTTTTTTGTTAGTAATGTAAAGAATTATCGCGGCGATTTAATTACTAGTAGATTTTATAGAAAAACATTTGATGCAAATAACCTTCCTAACCTATATAGCGGTATCTACTTCTTTAAAAAATCCGATAAATGTAAAGAATTCTTTTATCTAGTAGAACAAATTACTAAAAACTGGGAAGTGTTTTATGAAAAGTATGCACCTAAGTCACAACAAAATTGGTCTAGTTATGATGTTTCGTGTGCAATAGCATCAAAGATATTAGGAAACGAAAAAGAAATAACAAATCCTAACTCAATAGTGTCATTTGTTCATATGAAGCGTCATATACAAGGATGGCATACTATACCTTCAAGTTGGTTATCTATTTTAGGGAAGTATATAACAAACGATCGCCGCTTATTTTTAGGAAATTACGCACAGGATTTACCAGTGCATTATGTTGAGAAGAACTTTTTAACTGATGAACTTCTAGCCAGACTGGAGGATGTATGACATATTACGCTTATTATAATCCAGAAAATATGAAAATTACTGGTTTATCAAACAGTCTTGATACTGCTAGACATCATATAGAGATAGATGAAGAAACGTATGTTGAATTTGTCACAGGCAAGAAGAATATGCGTAGTTATCGTGTTATATCAACACCTACAAATAAACGCATCATACCTAAAAAGACAGATGATGACAATTTTGATATAGGAAAAAGTGTACACGAGTTTAAAAAAATAAAAGAATACAATGGATTTGCCTTTAAAGAAAATACACTATATGTTATTCAAGATAAAATTAGTAAGTGCTGGAAAGGTAAATTAATACCTAATGGTATAGAAGTTAATTTAAGTCATTTGTTTATAGATTCAAAGAATTTATACATAACTGAAGTTAATAATCCAAACATATTGTTGCAAACAATTAACACAGACATGGGTAAGTTCTTATCAGGCGAAGAATTTGTTATGTTTGATAAAGGTATTGATAGAGATGTGAGTCTTTATGCTCAGATACAGCATGAAGAATTTGTTCATCTAGTGAGAGACCATGAAGATTGATTTAGAAGATGTTAAATTTTGGATGGACGCAATTCGTAATAGCGAAGATCGCGACCGCACACTTGAAAGTTTCTGGGGAGGCCAGTTAAGATCTAAGGCATGGTTAGTTGAAACATTGCAAAAGCACAATCATGTTTCTAATGTTAATTGCATTATATTTGGAGGCTGGAACGGTGTATTAGCAAATATGCTGTTCAACAGTACAATAGGTTTTAGACATATAACAAGTGTCGATATTGATCCTACGTGTGCAGAAATAGCAACCACAATAAACAAACGGTTTGAGATAGAAGGAAAATTTACAGCAGTTACAGCAGACATGTGTGAGTATGAATATACTGATCACTATTACATAGTCATTAACACAAGTTGCGAACACATTACACAACGTCAGTATGATAAGTGGTTAGAAAATGTTCCTAAAGATACAAATATTGTGTTACAAAGTAACAACTATTTTGATTTAGATGAACATATTAGATGTGCTAAAGATATAGATGACTTTATAAGTCAGTCAAACATTAAACCTTATTATAAGGGAACCTTTGATACTCCTTTATATAATCGTTTTATGCTACTAGGAGTTAAAGAATGACCACATTAAAGATAGCAGATTATGATATCATTTTCTTGTCTTATGATGAACCAAATGCAGAAAAAAATTATGCCGATTTGTGCAGCAAAGTGCCTTGGGCAAAACGTGTACATGGCGTTGAAGGCAGTGATGCCGCACATAAAGCCTGTGCTGATTTATCAGAAACAGAATACTTTGTAACTGTTGATGCAGATAACATTGTTGATCCTACGTTTCTTAATGTTGAAATAGATTTAAACGAGTTAGGACTGGATAATAGTTACGTTTTTTCGTGGTGCGGCAAAGTACACGTTAATGGACTAATGTATGGTAACGGCGGTTTAAAACTGTGGACAAGAAAATTTGTACATAATATGCGCACACATGAAAATAGTGTAGACGGCGATTCTAAAGGAAAAGTAGAATTTTGTTTTGATGACAAATATTATCAATTTAACGAAAACTATTCTACGAGCTACACTAATGCAACAGCAATGCAGGCATGGAGAGCAGGATTCCGTGAAGGAGTTAAAATGGCCCTTGATCAAGGTAACAAAGTAGATGATATATCTAACACATGGTGGCAAAATCTTGATAGATTAAAGATATGGTGTAGTGTAGGTGCCGATGTAGAAAACGGATTGTGGAGTGTATACGGCGCCAGAGAAGGCTTAGTTAAAACAATGTTAACTGATTGGGACTATTCTAATGTAAGAAGTTTTCAATGGCTTAATGAACACTGGGACAATAAGAGCATATCAGAAGATGAATTATTAGAAAGCACTATTGGTTACGGAAAAAGAATTAAAGATGCATTAGATATTGAAGTTGCAGACTTAGATGCTGCTGGCAGTAGGTTTTTTAAATCAGTATATCAAAATACTCCAAGAGTAATGCGAAGTAAAAAATAATGATAGATCAATTTAGCACAAATCAGAGAGGGTTTATACTTCAAAACTCTGACAATAGAGAAAAGATGAGAACACTTTTAAATAAAAAGGGGTGCGGATTCTGTTTGGCTAAATGGACACAAGTTACAATGCATCTAGGCACAGGATTAACACATAGTTGCCATCATCCTACACCTCACAAAATTCCGTTAGAAGAATTAAAAGATAATCCAGGTGCATTACATAATACCTTACATAAGAAAAATGCACGTAAACAGATGCTTAACAATGAACGTCCATCAGAATGTGATTACTGCTGGCGTATTGAAGATAATACTGTTGAATACAGTGACAGAATAATTAAAAGTCTTGACCCTTACAGTATCACTGAATACGAAAGTATTATAAACTATACAGGTGACGAAGACGTTTATCCTAAATACCTAGAAATTAGTTTTAGCAATGTATGTAACTTTAAGTGTTCATATTGTAACGGAAATTTTAGTAGTAAATGGGCAGAAGAAATAAAACAACATGGTCCTTATATACTACATGACAAGTATTATAACGGTGTTGACGAAATACAAATAAAAAACAACGAAGATAATCCCTATACAGATGCGTTTTGGGAATGGTTCCCAGATGCTTTGCCTCATTTACATACTTTACGGATTACCGGCGGAGAACCGTTATTAAGCAAACATACTATGAAGTTAGTTGATTACTTAATTGCTCATCCTAATCCTAATTTAGAATTTGCAATTAATACTAACGGTAATGTTCCAGATGAGATATGGAAAGAGTTTGTTATTAAGATACAAACATTAGTTGACAATAAAGTATGCCGGTTTACTTTGTTTACAAGTGCAGAAAGTTCTGGTAAACAAGCAGAATACAGTAGATATGGTATGGATTGGAATAAGTTTAAAAGTAATATAGAATATTTTTTAGACAATACTGACGATACTCGTGTTGTTTTTATGGCAGCATTTAATATCTTAAGTTTAACTTCGTTTAAAGACTTTCTACAATACGTTTTATTCTTAAAAAGAAGATACAATAAAGATGTCTTTTTAAACTGGCTACATAGTAATGGACTTAAAATAGGTAGTGCATTAAATAATCCGTTAGGAAATTATAAAACACAAAATATTGCTAGAGGAATAAAAACAGTTGATAGAGAAAAACGACAACACCGTGTTGGCATAGATATACCTTATGTAAGACAACCAGAATTTTTAGATGCAAATATTTTATCAGAAGAATTACTGCAAGAATATTTTTTGCCAGCCGTAGAGTTTATGTTTAAACATACAACAAACGAATTTCACGGGTCGTTAGCATTTGAAGCCTGGGAAGCATCTAAATTAAAAAGAATTTTTACTGATTGTGTAAGTGCAGTTTCAAAGAAACATAATGCTAAATCAGTTAGAGATCGTCGTATACAATTTTTACAATTTGTACAAGAATATGATCGTAGACGTAATACTAATTTTATTGAAGCATTTCCTGAAATGAAAAATTTTTTAGATATTTGTAAAATGGAAAAGGATTCGTTGTAGTGATTAATTTATATTATGATCGTGTAGAACGTAAAGCAGGTGCAACGCTGCCAGTTCCTAACGGTATTAGAGAATATAGATTAGATCCTAAAGTATGGTCTTTACCTTTTGCATCAGTTAGAACAATGTTAGGTGTTAAACCTATTAGTAGTTTTTATTATACACTTAAAAGAACGGAATGTGAAGTATTTGTATATACAGGAAAAACTTTAACTAAAAACCTATTCTATCCTTTAGAAATGGGTAACGGTATAAACATAAACATTCCTCCTACTACATTAGATTTTCTTAAAGAAGGAAAATTAAAATTATTAATTCTAGCACAAGATTTTCACGGAGCACTAGAGTTAGAACGTGTTAAGTTTAAAATTGATTGTATTGTTTCTGAAGGAATAAATCCTAAAAATGTACACGTTGTAACAGGTGACGTTAATAATACATACAAGAAATTTTTTCAACCTTATCATACATATGGGGTTGATTGGTGGCAAGTTGAAAGTAGGTTAATACTTCAAGGTGATTATAAAAAATATAATAACTTTTTGAAATTAGACTCGGATACTTTAAATACTGACGAAAAGTTTAACTATGATATAGAACACGAAAAATTGTTTTATAGTTACAGTAACTATAGTAACGATTATAGACTATCATTAGTTGCGTCTGTAATTGAAAAAGAAATAGATCCTTTTGGAATCATTAATTATATTAAACCAAAACATAAAATTAATTTAAAGGGTAATAGAAATCTCGTAGACTTAGATTTAAGTCCAGAAAAAAACTCTCTTAAAGAATCAATAATTAAAGAAGTGTATAACGGATTTAACATATCTATAAAAGATAATTTAGAACATCATTTAAATAGTTATTTTACTATTATTACTCCTAAATTTAGTTTTGAGTCTGACAAATATATAGATGAATCAAGAGCAGTTTTTACTACATATGAAATGTGGAAAATGATATTTTTACAAAAACCTTTTATAATAGTTGGTAACAGTGGAATAATTAAATACTTACAAAGTATAGGATATCATACATATCATAATGTAATAAATGAAAGGTATGATTCCTTTACGTCGCCTGTAAAAAAAGTAAACTTAATTACAGACGAATTAAAAAGATTATCAACTGCTGACAATTTACAAGAGTTAATGAAAGAAGTTGCAGATTATTCTAAATTAAATTCAGCAAAGTTTATTGGCAGAAGTCAAATGCCAACAATGTATGCATTGTTTGATCAAATACGGAAAAATATAAAAGATGTATGACATAGTTTTTATAAGTTATAACGAGCCAAATGCAGACGAAAACTTTAAAAAATTAAAAGATAGATTTCCTACGGCAAAACGTGTACATGGTATTAAAGGAATTCATCAAGCGCATATTGTTGCTGCTAAAAAATGTTTTACTAAAATGTTTTGGGTAGTTGATGCTGATGCAGAATTAGTTAACAGTTTTAATTTTTCTTATAACGTAACAGATTGGGATTTAGAAACAGTTCACGTATGGCGTAGTCGTAATCCAATAAATGATCTTGAATATGGATACGGTGGTGTAAAATTATTACCACGTAAACTTACAATAAATATGGACGTATCTAAAGCAGACATGACAACTAGTATTTCAACATTATTTAAAACAATAGATGAAGTTAGTAATATTACTGCGTTTAATACAGATGAATTTAGTACATGGCGCAGTGCGTTTAGAGAATGTGCAAAATTAGCAAGTAGAGTAATACAAGGACAAATTGACGATGAAACTGAAAAAAGACTTACAGTCTGGACCACAACAGGAGGTGACAGACAGTTTGGAAGGGCCGCGATCTCTGGTGCCATCGCTGGTCGCAATTTTGGTATTAGTAACAGCGATAATCCTGAGCAATTAAAACTAATTAATGACTTTGATTGGTTAGAAACACAATTCAATAAAAAAGAGGCCTAAGCCTCTTTTTATTAGTCCCAAAAGTCAATCCTTTCAACTTCTGTTCCATCTTCTTGTACTTGAGTAATTTTCCAATTACCTTCTGCATCTCGTCTATATCGTGTATCTTTGTTTGCCTTTTCGTGAAACTTAAAACTACGTTCAGACATGTAACCTGTTAAGTGTATACTATAACGTGGAACAGGACTTAGATTTGCAGTACCGTGTGGCATATCTTGCCAGTTCCATGTAATGCATTCGCCTTTACGCCAATGACTGTATTCAGTGTTACCTACAATCCATACATGCCCAGGACGCCAGTCTTCCATAAAAATAACAAAACGTCTTAATTTTTCAGGCTTCCATGATAATTCAGGATCTGCATCACGTATAACAGCATAGTACAAATCATGATGATACATCAACATTTGCCCTGGACGTTGAATATGAAAACTATCGTAACCGTACTCACGCTTTGCGCCTTTGTCAGCATTTTCATAGTCTAGTGCAATAAAGTCAGATATTGCTTGACAGCCTTGATGCGGATCGTTAATCCAACGTGAACTATCAAACATTGGCATTTCATCGAGATTAACACCTGCTTTATCAGCATCGTTAACCATAGTAATAGGATAGTGTGAACTATTTTTATCTCTGTATTCAGGAGTTCCTGTACGATCAATTAGAGTAGTAGGACCGTAACTGTTTTCTTCTGCGTGTTTAATATCTGCATTAAAGTCAAAACCTTCAAAGATACCCAATCTATCAATTACAGTATCTATAGGATCAGGACCAAATCTTGTTTCATCGTAGTTACTAAAACTTTTTGCTTGTAACCAACGACTTGCTTTTCCTGTATCTGGATCGTTCCAGTTACGTGGTACAGGACCTGGTTTAGGTCCTAAACCTTGTTTGTGTAAATCTCTTGCCTTCTCCCAAACCTGTTGTCTAGCAGTAAGATCTTTTTGTAATTCTACCCATTCCTCATGTGGAATGATCTTATTCATTAACTTGCTCATGTTATTGTAATGTATCCTATCTTGATTGTATCCTCAAATTTAGGTGTTGCTTGAACTTTTTTGAGGAAAGGAACACCAAAACGTTTTTGTATCCATGAATCATTAACGTCGTAGTCTAACCATTTAACACCTTTACGCTCACCAAACTCCCAAATATTGTCAGACTCGATAGCAATTTGTTTGTGCATACGTTCATCGTCAACATACCAGTCGTATACAGGATGCTTAATATCCCAGCCGCCCATAGTATGCCACCATTTATCAGCAGCGTCAGTTTCACGCCACACTAACATTAAATCGTGTCCTTTACAGTTTTCCCACAACCAATCTAAGTTATATGCAAACCAATGTGATTTAACTAACTTTCTAGGTTTTGTTGTATCGTTAAATGGACGTAAACATTCATCGTAGAATCCTTCAACATTTCCGTTATAGTAAGTAAGGTCGTCAAACTGGTCACCTAATCCATGATATGGTCCATAGTAACTACCAATATGCGTTTTAGCCTTCCAGGTTGAACGGTCTTTAACGTCATAATTATTTTTTGCGTGTGCTTCAGGTAAGTCATACTGTCTTTCTGCCGTTTGGTCAGACTTGTCATAACCTGGAACAGTGATTTTCATTCTAAAACTAATCATGCTCCATGCACTTCCAGGTGCACCTGCAACAAACGTAAACTTATAATTATTATCCATTAAACTCTCCTATACAACTATTTACCTTGGTATTTTACATACGTTCGTTAACGTGGCAAGACACAGTGTCAATTTCAAATTTTTGTCGTATGCCAGGCTTTTGCCACCACCATGCTAGTCTGGTACTTTTCCATTTAGGACCATCTGGAGTTTTTTCAGGCACCCATTCAGTGAAGATTCCTTTATGTATATCTAAACCTAACTCTGCACCAATGTCTTCAACATCTTCTTTAGTCCATTTATATTGATGATCCCAAAATGGATACGGAGTATCTTTAAGCCAGTCATTCATAGTACGCATAATTAAAAACCCACCTGGTTTTAGCCATGATGCAACTTTTGCAGTTTGTTGTTTAACGAACTCTCTATCACCAAATTGTAAACTACCTAATGCTAGAACTGCATCTGCACTACCTTCACGAAACTTTACATTTTCAATAGAGTCTACAATATCAACAAATGGGAATGGCTCTGAATCAAAACCTATTAAGTTTTTTATATGACCTTTAAATCTATTATGACCACAACCAGCATCAATAACTAGATCAGGATCTAAAGCATTTACTTCTTCTATTAAATTTTTACCTGTATACTTATAATGCTGAAAGGCTGCGTGACCCTTCCATTTTTCAGGTTCAAAATGATTTGCTAATTGTTCTTTCATCCTACATCCTATTTCTAAGTGTATTTATTTTAAGGTATGTGTAACAGAACGTAGAGTGAATTAAAATACTTTTATGTTATATTTCTTAGACCAACGTAATGCATCATCTATGTTATTTACTAGTGGTTCGCCTTTTATATTTAGGCTAGTGTTTAACAATACTGGACATCCTGTTTCTTTGTGCCATAGTTCGAGTAACTCTCTAAAATGTCCGTCGCCTTTTGCTACAGTTTGTATTCTACTAGTATTGTCAAAATGTACAACAGCAGGAATTTTATCAGGTCTAGAACATTTAAATGTATATTGCATATAAGGAGATGTTTTAACACTCATGTCAAAGTAGTTGTGTGCGTGTTCTTCTAATATAGCAGGAGCAAATGGCCTAAATTGCTGTCGTTGTTTAATAGTATTAACTTTTTCTTTATTAGCAAATGTTCTAGGGTCTGCAATAAGACTTCTATTTCCAAATGCTCTAGGTCCAAACTCAGCACGACCCGTTGCTAACCCAGCGATACCCGTTGTTAACAATTCTTTTACTGCTTGTCTAGGGTCATATTCTACACTTATATTAGTTCCTAAAAACGGACTGGTCCAAAGTAAGTGATTTCTAGTATGTGCTGCAACTGATCCAATTGCTGAACCAGAGTCACCTGGATTAGGCATTATCCAAATGTCTTGAAATAACTTAGAATCTGCAATTAACGTATTAGCAACACAATTTAGTGCCACGCCGCCCATGTACACTAGATTATCACTGTCAATAGTTTGTTTAATGTATGTTACAGTTTCTAATATAAATTCTTCTACAATTTTTTGTACAGAAGCCGCAACATCATATGCTGTTACGCCTTTAGGCATTTGCCAGTCTTTAATGCCTCTATGTAAATTTTTAGTTAATTGAAAGTAAGGTGGTTTCCATTCGCAAAAGAATTCTTTTTTAATATCTTCATATAGCAACGGCTTTCCATATGCTGCCATACCCATAAAGATATATTCTTCTTCATTAGGTTTTAGTCCTGCCCAGTCAGTAAATGCAGTATAAAATAATCCAATACTATCTGGATATTTAATTGAGAATTTTTTTGTTAACTTAGAACCTTTACCGTGCCATATAGATAATGTATCCCATTCGCCTATAGCATCTATAACTAATACGGCTGCTTCTTCAAATGGACTAGTAAAGTATCCTGCGGCAGCATGAGCTTCGTGATGCCATACTGTTTCAAATGGTATGTTACCTAAACCTAAACGTTTGAGTTCTTGCTTAGGACGTTCTAACCAAGGACGTTCTCCTGAATATAGTTTCCTTGCACTTTTAGCCCAAGGCTTTTCAAACCAAACTATTTTTTCAGGTGTTCCGTATGTAAGTGCTTCGGCAATGATATCTTTGTTTAATGTTTTGTCGTTTTTAATTCTACTATAACGCTCTGCATGAGCAGCAAATAGTATGTCTTTGTTATTAATCAGTGCAACACTAGCATCGTGATTTAAACTGTTTATTCCTAATATCATATTAATCTAACGGTTTGCCAAACTTCTCTTCGGTTACATCAACAATCTTTTTTGCTAACTTATACGGAGTGTAAGGAAATAGTATTGGTATAAAACTGTGTATAGTTCCAGTTATAAACACTAATAGTGCTAGGATATTTAATTTTGTAGCATAAAACAGATGTGTGAAATACGAAGTCTTTGTATGTTTTAAATGTTTGAAGTCTAAGTACTTCATTATGATATCCTTTTACTTTAGTTAAATAAATCCTTAAAAATAAAGAAGTCTGCAACAAACGTAATCTCTGCACCTATGAATACTGCTACCCAATAGTTCTTAACTATATTCCATATTTGCTTAATTAGCCACCATGCTGCTAATACACGTAAAGTATATAGCAAATCAGATTTTAAATATTCTAAAACTGGCGGAATGTCTTGTGCATTAAAGTAATGACCAAATACAAATGTATCATATGCAAAACTAAGTTGCGCCATTAACAATACTGCAATATAATATGTAAAATGTTTGTTTAAAAATTTTACTATTTGAGCAGAGACGAGTAAACGATATGCAACATAAATTGCATTAGTGATTAAAAGTTCAATCATAATATGTCCGGAAAAGTATAAGGTGCGTTATCTATTATTTCTTGTGTTTTAGAAGTTTTAATTCCTGTTAATTGCAAAGTTACACGAGGTTTGTAACTTGTATTAGCAGTTGAGTGTGGAGTGTTCATCCAATCAAAAATATGAACATCACCGGCTTTCCAATGAGAATAATAAGTTGTTCCATATTGGTATATATGTCCTTGAGTCCAAGGAGTTAACATAATCATAATTCTTACAATTCTGTCTGGGTGTATTTTATCTACGTGATACAATTTGTCAAGATGTAAATGCCATAACTGTCCAGTTAATTGTACGTGTAGTCTTTTTTGTACATTTTCTAATTCAAAAAAATCTGCTATACGATTAACTTTAGGATAATCTTCTACGTTGTAACCTAGTCTAGAAATAACAGCATTTGGATTTCCGCCGCCTTCAGCAATGTCATTTAATTCCATTGCTAGAAATCTATTTTTTTGATTTTCTGATTTTCTTGTAGCCCAGGTTCTCTCAGGAGCATCTACAATGATACGTTCAAGTTCATCATTCCAATCACCACGGATATTTCCTAAATCTTGAAACCATTCGCCTGGTTGATCAATAACTGTGTCATCAAAGTGATATTTGCTAATACTCTTTGACCACTCATAATTGCTTGTAAAATTTTCTGCGTTAGGTCTTTGCATATTATATTTAGCCCCCTTTTTTACTGGAGGCTAATTTTATATGTTCGTCTAACCAATTTGTTGTAACAGGTGTAATATATTTTTTGTTAGCATCTGTATCTAATATCTGACGCAATCCTGCTTCATCCGTAGACAACGGTAAATTTAAATATTGTTCTATTGTATTGAGGTATGGTAGTTGATAAAGATATAATAGTTCTTGCGATACAAAAAAAGGATTAAAATTTAGTAAGTATTTAATGTTATCTAAGAATACAGGAGTTGTATGTTTATCTCTTACTCTGTATTGCTGATGTTCTAAAATATTTTGATCACGTCCAATTATAAGTACTTTTATGAAAGCATATTTTTTTGCTTCTGTAATAAATTCAATATACTTAGGAACACTTTCAACACCATCATCAAAGAAAGGACAACTTATACTAGTAATAAAGTAATCGCTTTTATTCCAATCGTACTCAATTAACTTTTTAGGATCTTTCCAATATTCTGCAAAAGGCTCCATGTCGTGCCCTTCCCAGTATTTTTCCTTTAAAGTAGACCATCCGCAAAGAGCAGGGTTGTTAGTAAATGCTTTACTAAACAGATGATTCCCTGATCCTTGCGGACCTGTCATTACTACTAAAGTAGGTTTCATATTTAGATCTTAAACACATTATTAACGCTTGCATTATTAATTAAACGTCTTGTTCTTTCTGTTTTAAAACCTGTTAATTGTAAACTTACACGTATGTCGTTACTAGCATTAGCAGTAGCGTGTGGAACGTTAGGCCAGTCAAATATATGTGCCTCGCCTGCTTTCCAATGCGAGTAAACATAGTTACCATACATATAAAATTGTCCTGGTTTCCAATCTTCTAAGAAAACTGTAATGCGAGCAACACGTTCTGGATCTACGGGATCACGATCCCATAACTTGTCTATATGCAAGTTAAACATTTGTCCAGGCATTTGTGCATGAATACGTTTCTTAGTTGCACTACCATAACCAAGGTCTAAACCAAAGTAGTTTGCCATCTTAGTAAGTACAGGAAATTTTTCTGGTTCGTATTCTAATTTGTCATACAAATTAGTAAGCATTAATTCTTTAGGATTTGTGCCGCCTTGTGCAATATCGTATTCTTCTTGTTCAAGCATTGGTGATACTTCATCATTATCTCCGTAATATTTTCTAGTTTCCCAGTTAATAGGATATGCTTCTTTTACGATAGCATCGCGTTCAGCCTTCCATAATTCAGGATTATCAAATGTACCTAAAATATCAAACCAGTCGCCTACCTTATCTTCTTTGTTAATATCAAAATGATATTCACTGTGTGCTACTGTCCAATCCCAGTTACTTTTGTATTCTGAAGGATCAGCAAGTTTCTTCTGCCAATTAGTTTTATGTCTCATGTGAAATCTATACCTCTGTCTTTTCTAACTATACTATTTATGAGTATGCCTACAGAGATGATTATAGAGAGAATAAACAACGGATGCTCTGTAATGCTAAAGAGTTCACCCCAACGGAATCCTTCAAATGATTCCGGAAATGATTTCCATTGTTTGTAACCATACAATTGTAGTGTGCCGTAAAAATACTCGTCAATCTTAAATGCAACAACATATGCAACTAAAATTGCCGGCCTACTAATTTTGTAATGTTTTAACACTACGCCAATAGCACTTAAAATACCTAGTAATGCAAGATCTTCCCAACCTTGAGTATACTGCATATTAGCATAGATAATAACAGCAAGAATGACTGATGCATAGATCCAATAAGGTACTTCAAGGATTTTAATAATCCATCTATACATAAAAATACTTAATAGAGCAACACCTATAGTACCAAACACATATCCAAATGCAATACTAGTTACAAACTTTTCGTCTGTTAGTAGACTAGGTCTACCAATTTCCATACCAAAGTAAATTGCAATAGCCATTACCATTGCCGCAAATGGCGCCGCTGGAATAGCAAATAGTACAGCAGGAATCATACTAGAAACTTTTTGTGCATTGTTTGCACCTTCACATCCTAGTAGTCCAATTGGATTGCCTTCACCAAATGGAATTTCTTGTTTTTCTTTATGTGCAGCCTTAGTTGCACCGTATGCTAAAAAGTCTCCAACAGCACCTCCTACACCTGGTAGTAGTCCTGTTACGAATCCAATAAAACCGCCACGAACCATATCTCGCCAGTTTGTGCGCACATCTCTAAAACCTTGTTTTAATTGAGGCCAATAGTTTTCAACAGCCATTGGTGGCGCCGCAGTTTTACCATATTTAAAACCATCTAATAATTCAGGAATACCAAACAGACCTGAAAGTAATGCAATCATTCCTACGCCTGCTTCAAGGTACTCCCAGCCAAACGCAAATCTAGGTGATCCTACGCTGTTCTGTCCTATTAATCCTATAAACAGACCTAATGTAATTGCAATAATACTTGAAAACACTCGCTTACTTGCAACAAATCCTACACAAGCAAGTGCCATCATCATAAACCCTAAAAATTCAGGACGTCCAAATAGTCCTATAATTTTACCGTAATACGGTAGTAGCAAAAAAGCAAGCAATGCATATAGAACGCCGTTAAACGTACTATCTGCAATTGCTATGCCCATTGCTCGAGCCGCCTCTCCTCTTTTTGCCATTGGATAACCATCAATGACGCAAGCAGCAGTTGTGCTTGCACCAGGAATACCAGTAAGGATACTAGTATAACTATCGGCACTTGCACAACTTGCTACAATTGCTGTAAGGAATACCAGACCCGCATACGGATCTGATAAAAAGTATGGCCCCATACTAAACACTGTGATGAGGGCAGTGGTAACCCCCGCAATAGGAACAACTCCAACGACCATTCCATAAACGGTACCAATAACCGCCCACATTAAGTATTCAAGCATGTTTTTACCTTCCTATCTTACTTCAAAAGTTCTGGCTTGTATACTGAAGGGAAACCGTATGCTTCCTGGTTCCACTTAACAGCATCTTTAAGAGCTTTTTCAGTGATCAAAGACTTAAGAACTGCAAGCATTGCAGGACCGTCATCGCCAACAATCCAAGGATAGTCGCCAGCAAGTTTCTTAATTTCTGCTGATGATTCTGGATCTGCGATCATCTTGTTAAGAGCAGTACGAAGTTTTTCGGTATTTGGATTGCCCTTGTTTACCCATAGTGACTTTTGAATAGCATCACGCCAGTTACGAGTTAGTTTGTATGCATTATACAAATCACCTTTTGGATATTCGCCCCAAAGTGCTTTATACTTCTCCTCAAACTGTGTGCCTGGGAAGTTAGGATCAGCCATTTGACGCTTGTTCTTTAGATCAAGAATACCATGTGTAAACCACAATTCGTTTTCTTCAATGTGCTTATAAAACTTGTTCCAAGCCGCTGGTGATTCACGAGCAACATCAAACTCCTTGTTTTTAAAGCCTAGACGCTTTTCGCCGCCACCTACACCGTTGATCCAAGTAGCACGTTCACGCCAGCACTTTAAGTACTCGTCAACGGTACCACTACCTTGTGGACCACAAAGCAACATAGCAACTGCCGCACCGTCTGGTTCAAAACCTGATCCGCCAGCAATCTTCCAGTTACCTTTCTTTTCGTTTGCACCTTTGTGCTTACCAAGAACGATATCGTTGTTCATAGAACCAATTAAGTCGTATTCAAAGTAGTTGTAATCAACCTTGTCAAGCAAGAATGACACACCATTACCGCCATGTGCAACCATGATAGTCTTGTCGTCAAAACGTAGTTCGTTATGGAACTTGTTATAACCTGGGATATCACGTGCGCCTGGAATATGGCGTACTACTACTGGCTCGTCGGTAAACTTACTAAGGTTCTTAGCAATAATACCGCCCCATACACTAGTACCTTTTCCTGGCTCTTGTGGAACTATAAGTGTATAGTCAGCAAGTGCAGGAGTAGCAATGCCTAGTACCATTGCTAAAGTTAAAATTAAACGCTTCATTTTCACTCCTTATTAAGTTAGATAGCATTGTATATACCACAATTACCTCTAAGAGGTCTAGAAAGAGATAATTAAGTATATTACAGTAAGATGTTTATGAAAAACACTTTACTGTTGAAATTATTTATCATCGATGGAGAAAAGACAAATGAATTTACGGATTTTTAATATGCTAAAACAAAATCTTGCTGAAGCGTTTTCTTTGCCAAAATATGACACATTAGAGAAAAATTTTGATAAAAATACAATAATTTCTGAACTTCCTTGGACTCCTAAGCGTTTTTTAAAGTTTCAAGAAAAAATTCAGCAAGAATTAGATTTTTCTGAAGTTGATCTAACAGGTACTATTGAGCAAATTGTTAAACGTTGTAACGAACGATATATGAATCGTTTCTTTGGAGAAGTTTGGCAACCAGAAACAGGCAAATATCAATACAGCGGCTGGAACCTAGTAGAACTAATCAACAATGCTGATCCTAAGAATGTATTAGATTTTGGGTGTGGATACAATCCTTTTAAAGGTCGTATTAACAACCTAGTTGGTATTGATCCTTATAATACTGCTGCGGATTATATGGTTGATATTTTAGACTTTAAAGTTGACCCACAGTCGTTTGATCATATTATCGTATTTGGCAGTTTAAACTTTAATTCTAAAGACGAACTAGAAGAGCGTTTTGCTAAACTAGATGAATTGTTAATGCCAGGCGGACGTATGTACTTCCGTGCTAATCCAGGACATCTATGGCCTAAAGGACCATATGTTGATATTTTTCCTTGGTCATTTGAATTTGCATTTGAACTAGCAAAAAAACACAACTTAGAATTAGAAAAGTTTAAAAAAGACAACGGCGATCGATTGTACTTTGAGTTTCATAAGCCAGAATAAGGAAAATCATGAAATATCCAAACAGAATATTTTTTACAGGTGTGCCAGGAAGTCGTTGGAGCGGTATTGCACAAATACTTGAAGAACAACTAAATCTAAACACATCGGACAGAGATCCATCTAAAGAATACAGCCATCATGCTTTCTCTGGACACAAAGGTGCATACTTTGGTGTTGGTATGGAGTATGAAGCATACTTAGACAATCCTGAATATCTAGATAGGCCTTGG